AACACTTCTGACAACTTCAAATGGGTTGAAGAACATTTCATTGCAATGGCAAAGCAAGCACAAGCGATTGGTGAGTTCTTTGCAGACATCACCAACATCTCTGTTGAAACAGAATCATTTGAAAACACAATCACAATCACGAAGGAGACATTCTGAAATGTCAATTCAAAATGAAATCAAAGATTGCCCACGATGCGATTCACCAATTCCGAATCGTGAACACGCAGGAATGTATGCAGGTGCAATCTCACGAGTAGACAACATGACCGAGATTTGCTCTGAGTGTGGAGTCATTGAAGCGATGAATGACTTCGCAGGAGAACCACAGCGATTCTGTGACCCACTCGTGAAGGCTGTGTTGTCATCACGCTTCAACACTCTGCCTACTAATGTTCCTCATTTCCACAATCAAGAACTGTTCACTTATGTGTCGTTCACAGATGTGTTCAAGTACGCAGAAGATTCGCATCCAGTTTCGTTCTGGGAAGATTTCGTGAGACTTTGGGTAGGTGAACCAATGTCAGGTCACACAGTTGGTACGACCTGCACTATGGCTGAATTGTCACGCCGTGACATCGTTGGTGCTGTGAAGATGCTGTCACTCACCGATGACTCAGTACTTCGCCAATGGAGGCTGGGAATGCAGACCAATCACTTCTTCTTCTCACCAGAGGCTGGGAATCGCATCATGCAGGTAGCCATGTGGGATGAGGTGCGATACCAGTAGCCCGAAGCGAAGCCGAGCCCAGAGCCCTGACTCCAGAACCCCTGTGGAGTCGGGGCTTCTGGCATTCTGGGGCTCTAAAAAAAAGTCTGTAATGTCCTGCCGAATCCATTCCAAACTGGCTACGCTGAACCCAACCAATTCCACAGGAGGAAATATGAAAACCCAGTCAGATGCACTTCAAGGCTTCATGTCAATTTTGAATGATGCACCAAGCAAGTTGAACTTCGCTGTTCAAGAAACTGCATTGCCATTGATGCCACATCAAGTTGAAGCAACCAAGTTTGCATTGGAGCGTCAGCGAGTGTTGCTTGCGATGGAGATGGGAACAGGCAAGTCACCAACTGCTGTTGCGATTTCGCAATCAAGTGTTCAAGCAGGAATGCGCCCAGTATTGATTGTTTGCCCACCGACAATGCGATTGCAATTCAAGCGTGAGTTCTCACGCTTCGCTCCGCAGTTGAGTGTGCATACCATCACGGGTACTAACCCTGTGAAGCAGGGAATCAAGTCATTGCCAGATGTTGATGTACTCATCATGGGTGACACATCGGCAGATGGTTACAAGAATCTGTTGAAGGGTCATGTGAAGGGAATCATCGTGGATGAATGCCAGCGCATCAAGGGTGGCAAGCGAGCAAAGCGTTCGCAAGCCGTGATTGATATTTCGCAATCAATTCCATTGTCTGGAATCCGAGTGATGATGTCGGGAACGCCACTCATCAATCGCCCAATGGAATTGTTGTCGGTCATCAATGGTCTGGAGCAACAAGGTGCATTTGAAGGTGGCATTCGTGGATACATGGCTCGCTATGCACCACGCATTGACAACTATGGCACTCGTGGAGCGCAACGCTTGAACGAATTGCACGATGTTCTCGTGGGCTCATTCATGCTTCGCATGAAGCGTTCCGATGTTCTGGAATTGCCGAACAAGGGTCGTATGGAAGTTGCGATGGAGATGGAGGAGAAGTACGAGAAGTTGTATCGCTACGCCGAAGCAAATCTCTACGAGTGGATTCGCATCACCAAAGGTCAGGAGAAGGCGAACAATGTTGAGCGAGCAGAAGCATTGATTCGCATCAATGAACTTCGCAAGTTGTCAGCACTTGGCAAGGTGAATGGCGTTGTTGCTTATGTGCGTGAACTTCTGGACAACGATGAGCAGGTGTTCATCACTTGTGCATTCAAAGAGGAGGCGAAGCGTTACATGGATGCATTCGCAGATGTGAATGCAGTACAAGTTGTTGGGGGCATGAATGACTCAGCGAAGATGGCAAGTGTTGATGCATTCCAGAACGGAACAGCACGAGTGTTGGTTGGCAACATCATTGCATCGGGAACTGGACTCACACTCACATCAGCACGACATCATGTGAGCGCATCGTTGCCTTGGACATCAGCAGACCTTCTGCAATGCGAAGACCGTTTGCAGAGAATCGGACAGAAGCGTGATGTCGTTTCGCACATCATGTTGAGTGCGATTGAGGAGCATTCAACGATTGATGAGCGCATGATTCAAATCATCATGATGAAGAACCGAATCTTGTCCAGCGTTCTGGATGGCGAGGCAGATGACCTGCTGGATGATGAGCGCAAAGCCGTTGCCATGTTGGTTCTGGAGTCCTACGGATGGGAGGGCTAATACCCAGCACCACATTCGCCCCAAATGTCTGTAATGTTCAAGTAACCCAAACGACCAGAGGAGGTCACCATGTCAGTATCCACCGAACCAATCACTCCAGCGCAGATGAAGTTTCTGCTCACACTCATGTCACAGCGAGCATCGTTGTTCGGCATTGAGCCAACGATTGAATCTGCGAAGTCGTGGATTGAATCCAAGAATGCAAATATCACCAAGTCACAGGCGAGCAAATTGATTTCAGAATTGAAGGACAAGCCTGTTGATGTCATCTCACCAAAGAATGCTGAAGTGTCATTCTCATTTGATTGCTCACACATTGTTGATGCAGGCACAACTGGTATGACACGCATCATTGAAAACAAGTATGCGAAGTCATGCGAACTCTGCGGACATGATGTCGCTTACATGAGTGGACTCGCCGTGTTGAGCAATGGTGGTTGGTCTACTTGGCATCTGAAGGGTGAGTGCATTGAGCCTGCGAAGCCTTCATCAATTCTTGCGAAGCGTGTTGAGAAGTTCATCGCTGAAGCGTGTGCAGATTTGGATGGTGATGCTTACTTCGCATTGCCATCGCACACGGGCAACAACGATTTGGATTTCTATGGATTCGTGCAGAGCAGGCGGAAGTCGGGAACGATTTATGTTCTGAAGCGAATCATTGGTGGAGCATTCAGCCACGAGGACACCAGCAATTCGCCAGTCATGTCACTCACCGAAGCGAAGCGTGTGATGGATGCGATTGAAGCAATGGACTCAGCCCAATGGGATGAAGCCCAGATGCAATTCGCCCAGAATCTCGGCAGGTGTTTTCATTGCAATCGCATTCTCACCGATGATGAATCACGGAAGCGTGGCATGGGTGCGAAGTGTGCGGAGGGTGGATACTGAGTCAATCGCTCTGCACGAGCCCCGATACCCAGATGAGTGGGTATCGGGGTTTTTTGCATTTATGCCCAGATTTACAGGCGATATGAGCCCTTCTAAGCCTCTGGAATGAATGCAGATGGATGATGAGTAAGCGAAACTTCGCGTAAACACTCGTGACAGGTGCATTCCGATGTCATGCGAATTGAGCCCAATTCCATTGATGATTTCACCTCGCCGCTAAAGCCGATTTCGCCCAGGCTCTTTACATCCAGATACCGAAGAATGCTCGTACATCGCATGGACACATACACGGAACAGCAACAACGGGATGCACAGCGAGTGCTCGTGAGTCTCGCCAGATACGCCACACGCATTGCACAATTCGCCCCAAGCGAACCCATTGAGCATCTCCTCATCATGGAGGGAATACAGGAGCATCTGGAGTCGCTGGAGTACGCACTAGGAATGCGTGAGCGTGTTCTGGAGTCGGTAACGCTCAATGGTGAACCAGTAGCAGTCTGGAGCGTGTAGGAGCGTTCTGGAGCGTTCTGGTGCTGTGCCAGCGAATAGTTGCTACCAGCAGGCGTGACATGGGGTAAAGCCTCCACCTAGTCCCCGATACCGATTCATGCCCCAGCCATAGACCCAGAAGTAGGCATGGATTGCCCATCCAGAGCCTCGTAGAGCGATGCAGACGGGGTAGTGCTGTGTCTAGGCGATAATGCCATCCCAGACGCTCCTAGAGCCTCCTATTGCGTGGTTGAGTGTTGCTCCATGCCCAGTAAGGATTCGCCCAAACACTAAACCATCTGGCATAACCCTCTACTGTAGGTAGAGACTATGGGGTATACACGGTGGATGAACCCTCTAGTAGTGGTTGAGGCTTGGGCAAACTCTAACCCTAACTCTCTAGTTGAGGGTTAGACCCCCCACCCTTAAGTGAAGGTTGAGGGTTTGAGGGGGGTGG